TTTTCATGGTCAGGACAAAGATTATTATAATCATATATAGAAGTACCACATTTAGTATGATCAGATAAATAAACAATCACAGTCAAATCAACTGGATCGTCACAATGTATCCAACCTTCATTACAAAACTCTTTTCCTACTTTTTGAAAATAACACTCACCCGATGAGTAGTGTAATCTTTCATACATTGTAGGGTATAATGCAGCCAACATTTTTCTTCCAACATGTCTATGAAATTCTTTATTTACAAAAAATAAATTTTCAGTTCTAGCTCCAGGCCATCTACCATTATCACAATCTATGTATTTTAAAGACAATGCAAATTCTTTAACCTTTTGTGGGTTTTTAAAAAAATTATCTATGCACATTGTAGGATACATCATTATATTCTCACATCCGTATTTATAACACATCTATTGCTGTGTCTAGGTTGACTACCACTATGCCAATAAGAACCATCAAAAACTACCATACGTCCTTGTTTGGGTTTTATCTTTTTTTTAATTTTGTTTTTTTTAGCATCTTCAAATATTACAGTATCTCCATCACTATCATTTACATAATACAAGAATGCAGTGTGTTTTTCTAAAAGGTCAATATGTGGGCTATCGACATAACGACCCTTGATAATGTTTTCAGATAATGGAAATTGTAAAAAAGCTCTACACTGTATAACAGCTGCTTTTTCTATTTTTAATTTATTAAGTGTTGCAGATATTAAACATTCAATTGTTTTAAAACCATCACTAGATACTTTATTATTTAAAATAAAATAATGAGACAAACCGGGTTTTCTTTCATCTGGATTATCTAAAATAGAAACATCGTTTATATAATACCAAGGAAAATAATTACTAAAAACATATTTTTTAATAATGTTTTGTTGTTTTTTAGATACTATATTATCTATTATCTTTATCATTTCTGTATTTCTACAGAATAATATAACAATGTATTTAGTTTAAATCAAGTATTAAGAACTTATTTTATCCCAAGCGAGAGTGTCTTCATTCCAATCGTAGAGATCTCTTAAAGGAACTTCTTCTCCAGCTTCGTTAACACCCATTCTACCATCATCATACGTTTCTGGACAAGGTGTAGGTGGTTCCCACAAATAAGTAGTTGTATTAAGGGTCCAAGAATTTAAAACTCTATCATTTACATCATCATATGGCACAGGAGCATGAAAAGCATCTGCTTCTTGATTATAGATATAACCTATTGCACCATAATTTTTTCTAAATGGTGTCCCTCCTGATAAATGTTCTCCACCAAGTGTGTTATAAGATGTTTGTTTCCAAACAGCTGTAGAGTCTTTGTAAAGATTATGTAAGAATTCTATACCTTTACTTTCTTGTTCAACATTGTTTTCATCAAGTAGGACTGAATTATTTACACTAACTACTTGAGTAACAACATTGTTGTCGTCTAGTTTTGAAAAATATGCCATTACGCAGTGTAACTCCCTGAATCATTAAATACCATTACTGTACAACTACCACATGTAGAAACACTAGGACTACCAGAAGTAGTTCCTGAATAATCTGCAGTTGGTACTCTTAAAATGACAATACCTTTTCCACCAGTAGAACCTACTCCATTGTCAGAGTGACCGCCTCCGCCGCCACCTCCGCCGCCAGTGTTAGCTGTACCTGCTTGAGATGATTGGTGGTTACCTGAACCTTGGCCTCCGCCGCCTGATCCACCTGCTGGTGCTCCACAACCGCCTTTGGCTCCACCGCCACCACCTCTAGTAACAGATGATCCACTAGAAGATGAAGCTAAACCTGTTCCACCAATTACGTTGTTTGATCTTGAAGCAGCTCCGCCGCCTCCACCGGATTCTCCTCCTCCGGCTCCTTTAGTTCCTTGATTGGCTGTACCACAACCAGATTCACAAATACCGGTACCGTGACCTCCGCCACCTCCGGATCCGCCATTATTTCCTGAAGTGTTATTTGCACCTCCACCGCCACCACCGACTGTAGATATACATACTCCGCAACCTGAAATACTAGAAGCAGTTCCTGTTTGCCCTGTATGAGAAGATCCTCCACCGCCGCCACCGACTGTGACTGTATATTGTTCGCCTTTTACTAATTCAACAGTTGATTCTGTTGAGTTAGAAGCTCCTGAATTTTCTGAAGCAAAAGAATTTCGGTAACCTCCGGCTCCGCCGCCTCCGCCACCGATTCCTGATGAAGAGCCTCCTCGGCTTCCGCCTCCGCCACCTCCAGCAACAACTAAATATTGTAGTGTTGTGGGAGCAGCGCTACCACCAGAACCAAATCCTAGGACTTGATAACCGAACATTTTACCTTTGTTTGATTTGATGTTTTTATGTCCTTTACCTTCGACTGTTAAAGGACTGTCGATTTTTTTCATATTTTACTCCTTACAGATCGTTAGCTGCGTCAGTAGTAAAGAATATTTTTACACCTAAAACTCTACATTCACCTGTAAAAGTATCACTGCCATCAGCCGCGTCTCTAAATAATTGAAAATAAGTTTGCTCACCTGCTGCTGGAGATCCAGCAACTGTCATAGCACTACTCTCAGATGTAATTTGTTGATCTTCTACTGTGCCGATACCAGCATCTGTAATATTAACAGCTGTTCCATATGCAACATCGATAGTATCGCCATCAGCACAAGCGACTGCTTGTAAACCAAAAATAGCATTTCCTGTATTAGTAGTAGAAGGAGACCAATAAACTTGATACGTTAAAGTTCCTTCGTTCCATGACTTAGGCATAGCTACTGTAAATTGAGTATATTGTTTTGTACTAGCATCAAAATCAAATACTTTTAAATCTGGTCTTGTTGCTGTTGTTTCTACTTGCGCTGCGTCCGCAGGATTAGTAGTTGGTCCATACATAGCTGCAGCTGGGACCCACATAGTTTCTTTACCAGCAATTTGAACTGCCGATACATTTCCACCACTATCTTCAGCTTTAATTACACCCGAACCTTTTGTTTTAAGTTCTAAACCAATGTTAGTATCTCCACCAGAAGCTGTGATTGATGGGTTATTTCCTGTGGCTCCATTTGCTAATGTAATCTCATTTACTGCAGAACCTGTAGCTGTTAATAAAGCTAATTCATTTCCGTTAGTATCTAAAATTGAAGTTCCAATTTTAGGACTAGTTAAAGTTTTGTTTGTTAAAGTCTGTGTTCCAGTAAGAGTTACATCACCTGAACCAAAACCTAAATCAATAATATCAGGGTTTGTACCATCATTTGCAGAAGCAAATACAATAACTGTTGCTCCATTAGCTACTGCTACACTACTTCCACTTCCAGAAACATATTTAAAAGTTACAACTTGAGAACCACTTGTAGAATTTTTTAAAAAATAAAAAGTTTGAACATCAATTGGTATTGTTACGTTTCTGCCAGCAGAAAGAGTTCCTGTAAATTCTATCATTCTGTGCGCAAGAGTTGCACCAGTTGATCCATCAGATACTGAAAGATCTGTATCTCCAGAATCTGAAACTGCTTGTTGTGTAAAACCACCTGAAATTTGTTCTATAATATTTAAATTGGTGTTAGTTTTTGTTCCCCATGTACCGGCGTTTTCACCAGTTGCCATTAATTCTACACCGAGAGCCGTATAAGTTGATGCCATAATTTTGTACTCCTAATTAGTATCTTTTTTTAATTTGTTTTATACTCATTGTCAATAACATATTATTTAATTATCAGCATTTACCGCCGTATAATTTGCACTTTGTGTAGCTGTAACTGAGCTATATCCTGCACTTTGATTACCGGTTATTGACTCATAACCTAAAGGCGCTACATTGCCTACACTAGCAGTTGCAGAAACTCCTGTCAATCCCATAACATCTGCTGGTGATATTGAACCGACTGAAGAAGTTGCAGCTAATCCTGTTAATCCCATAACATCTGCTGGAGTTATTGATCCTACAGAAGATGTCATAGAAAGACCTGTTACATCAACAATTGGATTTGTAGAAGTTTCAATTGTACCTTGCGATACTGTTGCCGATAAACCGCTTAGTCCCATTACATCTGCTGGCGCGATTGCCCCCACAGAAGATGTAGAACTTAATCCAGTTAAACCCATCGTTTGATCTGTAGGGTCTAATGAACCAACTGATGTAGTTGCACTTTGACCTGTTAAACTAAACGTAGCATCAGAAATAGCTGTTGGTGATCCAACGGTTGATGTTGCACTTAAACCAGTTAGACCCATTACATCTGCAGGAGTTAAGAAATATTCTCCACCCCAACCAGTTACTGCAGATCCCCAAGTTTGTTTACCCCAACTTACATCTTCTCCGAGTCCTGTAGTTGCTTCAACACCAGAAACTAATACAACGGTTAGTCCAGATTGGCCCCAGTTTTCAACACCCCAACCGTCTTGTCCCCAACCGGTATTTATTTCTGCTGTAATTGTAGGTGAACCTACTGATGAAGTTATACTCTGTCCTGTTGGAACAACTGTGGTTGCGTTTTCACCCCAGTTTTCTAGTCCCCAAGTATCTGAACCCCAGCCTGTTGTAGATGCTGCGTATGCTAATTCACCAAGTGTAGCTGTTGCGCTTACACCTGTTAATGAAATGACAGGGCTAAAACTATCTCCCCACGGTTCTTCACCCCACTCATCTCTACCCCAACCTTGTTCAGCACCAGATATAGGAGTTCCAAGTGTTGATGTTAATGATAAACCTGTTAATTGAACTACTTCGTCAGTAGCTTGGCCCCATGAACCGCCTGTTCCCCAAGCGTCAGCACCCCATCCTTCGGTAATAGCGTTAGTTGTTCCCCAACGATTAGTCCCCCAGGTTGTGCCTGACTCGTTCCAAGTGTTGGCCATAAGGATTTACCTCCTTATGCTATACGAACTATTGCGTTGTCTGCGTCAGCTGTTGGAAATTGAATTGTAAAAGTTCCGCTTGTTACAGTTTTATCAGAACCAAATGCGATTGCACAAACTGCTGGATCGCCGGTTGCTGAGTCGTTAAAAATCAAACAGCCATTAGCTGTAAATGAAGCAGACGTAAAAGATATATCTGCAAAATCACAAACTGCTGTATCTGTAGATAAAACAGGAGTTACACTTGTAAGTGCTTTTCCTTTAGCTGTGTAAGCTGAGCCTGATGTGTTAGTAATTTCGTTTGATGTTGTATAAGCTGTTGTTGATTTATTTAAGGTTGCTGAACTTGTGTATAAAGCTAAATTAAAAGTGTCTCCAGACGATGCTGTAAAATTATGCACTCCTTTTAAAATTTCAACTTTAAAACTGTTACAAATTGCCGATGTTATTGCCATAATATTTTACTCCATTTAAGGCGACGGTGATTCGATTGGTATACGGATTGTTCCATCTGTATAGTCATCTCTTCTTCGTCTGCCAACTTGCATTGCTGCAAACTTAGTTAATTCTTGTTTATACTTTCCTTCGTATAATGTCAACATATCAGTTGGACCTTTTAAGAAAGAATATGCCTCCACTAGACATGCATATAAAAGGCCTTGAGGAAAATATTTGCTAATATAAGTGCCAGAAGTCTCTGTTTCTAAGCCCGGTGGAATTTTATTATAATATATTCTAAATATATAATTAGCATCTGGTGTAGGCGCTAAATAGATAGATCCTGATGTAGTATCAGTTGTGCCGGTTGCTCCCCCAAACATAGCATAATATTTTGGTTTACCAGTAACGTCGGCTCCAGATGCAGTGGATCCCTCTGGTCCAGTTAATCTTCCTACATATTCACTTAAAAAAGTTTGGTCTCTTTTTTCTAACCAATTTCCTTGTTCAGTAGAATTGGACGCATTAAATACTTCTACACCTCTTACAAACAATGTTCCTGCTGGAACTCTAATATTATTTACATCTGTTGCCATTGTTCCCTGTTCAACAAATCTGTCTGAATCCATAGGAATATCATAAGCAATTCTATATTCTGCATTTTCAATAAATCTATTTAATATAGCAGCAGTAAACACATTAGCATCTACTTCAGTGTAATTTTTAATATCTGTCTGTAAGTTTGATAAATTATATCCAGCCATAATTAAGCTTTATCATTAATTGGTCCAATTGTACACTGAAAACCTCCTCCTGTTTCTGTGCTAGTCGCATTTGAAACAAGGGGCACGGTTATAGAATTATATTGTGTTTCTGTTGGTGGTTGAGCACCTGTTTGAACTGTTGTCCCAACAGCAGTTGCTAAATAAGATCCAAAAACTTTTGCTCCACTGTTATGTGTAGTAGCTGTTGTGTTTTCTAAAGTTTCTCCTTTAAAAGGGGCTGCTGTTCCACGTGTACAACCTGTTAAATTATTACCAGCTTTGCCTGTGTATTGAATTACTTCATTTAAAAATTTTCCGTAGTTATCT